GGTGTAGACGAACGCGCGAGAGACTGCCGCGCCAGATCCGCCACTGTGCGCTACCGACGGGGCCACGGTCGGGGCCCAGACCCCGAGCACGAACCACGCATCTGGATAGGGCGCACTGCCCGCGCAAGCCGTGGCGTAGTCGCTGCACCGGGGCTCGCAGTCGCCGGTCCAGTAGATCCGCTGCGACGTGTCGCCGGCCACCGGCCCGCGCTCGACGTCGACATCACGATCCCAGGACAGCCACTTCTCGTCGGCGCCGGACACCATGCGAAACACTGATATGGCGTCGGTCTGGAGTGTGACGGCCTTCAGCTTCGGCAGCCGGGTAGGCTCGAGCGCACCGGAGGTCAGCACGCAGTTCATCGCGACCTGCGCCTGCCTCGGGTCAATGATGCGCCGATCCAACCGCGGCACGGTGCCGGCGAAGCCGCTGACGACAAGCGGCAGCATGATTATTTGCCGCCCTCAAGCGCCGTGATCCGCTGCGCTTGCGCGTCCACGATCACCTTCAATTCCTGGATCGCCCCGACCAGAAGCGGAATCAGTTTGCCCTCCGCGATCCCGATGAATTCCTCATCCAGCCCTTCAGCGACAACCTTCCCCTCCCGATCCTTCTTTCCGGGGTCGATCTTCGCCCGGCCGGTCTTGACGACGCCCCCACGGAAAGCGCGCCCTGACAGCGCCTGCTCGACTTCCTGCGCGATAAAGCCGAGCTGCTCGGTCTCGGTGTCAAAGTTGTGGACCGGATGAGGCTTCCATCGAAACGAAACCGGTCGCAATTGATCGACAACGCCCAGAGATCCGCTGATCGATTTGACCTGCTCCTTGTAGCGCCCGTCCGATGTGGCGACCGTACTGTTCGTCGCGAAGATCTGCCCATTGACCTGCAGGGGATAGGCGCCGTTGCTGCTGGTATACCCCCAGAGCAGGTACCCATTGGCATCGATTCGCCCGCGCGTGATGTTGTTCTGGATGAACAGCACCGGCCCATTGGCGGCGTTTCCGTAGTTCAGCGACGTGGCGGCGCTGCCGGTGAAGTACCCTTCTCCGCTGCCATACGCAGTCGCTTGCACAAGCGTCGATCCTGCTTGCGAAAGCACTGTGGACAGGTCTGAACCGGTGCCGCCCGCATTGATTACACGCAGGTCCGCGCTGCCGGATGCCTTGGCGATATGAAGCGTGTAGCTCGGCGATGCCGTCCCAAGCCCCAGATTGCCGCTCACGGTGTTCAGCAGCGCGTTGGCGCCCGCCGTCGTACTGGCGGCACTGACGACCGATCGAGCCCACGACGGGAAGTCCAGCACCGAGGCAGCCGTCGCGCTCGTGAAGTACACCATCTTGTCCGCGGCTGGCGTGACGGCACCGATCGCCACCACAGCCGCGTTGAACACCTCCAGCATGGCGATCCGCGTCGCGCACAGCTCAACGTAGTCGTTCGCCGTCCAGGTCTCGCCCGAGGTGCCATCGAGGCCCCGCCCGCCAGTGGCGATGGTGAAGGCGTCAGTGGAGCGCGCCTCGACCTTGACCACCTCGCTCACGGTCTTGGCCGCGTTCTTCAAGACGGCGTAGAAGTAGTCGCCGGCAGACAGCGACGGAAACAACGCGCCCTTGCCGGCCTCGACCGTGAACGACAGCCCGCCCCCACCCGAGGGCGGCGTCGCCAGCTTCGCCCGCGCGAAGTTTGCCCATTTCAATCCCATCGTGTCGCCCTCAGAAGGAAATCGATGATCGCAGCGGTGCGCGTGTCCCGCCCTGCGCTGCCTTGGCAGCAGCCGCCTCGCACCAGCTTGAGAATTCGCGCTTGGCTTCGGCGTACAGTGGGCCGCTCGTCCACGGCCTGCGCGGCATCGCGTACAGCCGCTCCAGCGCGCCCCACTTAATCGCCTCGACGTAGTCGTTGAAGATCCAGTCCGGGCATTCCGTCGAGGCCTCCGTAGGCCGCAACGCGCATTCGACGATCAACCCGCCCGTGATGGACTCGCTCGGCGTCGGTACAAGTTGGATCTGGTTCGTGCCCGGACTGCGCCACGCTCGAGCCGGCCCGGTCGCCGTCGTGCGCCAGTCCTTCACGTGCAGGTCCAGCCACTCGTTGCCGCGACCGTCGATGTCGATGCCGTTGACCTTCACATCCATGAAGTCCTGCACCTGGGTGCCGGCCGGCGGCGTGATCGTGTACGTCGATGTCGCGCCGACTATGTTGATCGCCGAGGGCGTGTGCCGGTAGGCCAGCGTGAGCCGGCAGAACTCGATGACCGCGCGCCGGATCACTTGCGTAACAACGCCATTCATTGCGCCAGGCGCGGACACCATCACATGATCGAACCACGCGGTATAGGCGGTCATCCGAGGAGCCTTTTCTCAAGCTGCTTCATGAACGCCGAGGCGCGACCGCTGACCGCATGCTCATCGTCGGTCGTCTCGGCGCGGAAGATGACGTAGTCGACAAGTTGCCGCTTCATGCGTCCGTCGATGGGCAGAGCCGCCCCGAGCGCAAGCTGATGCCCTTCGGTCGCTGCCGACAGCTCCAGGTTGCCGATGAACAGGTCCGGGCGCATGCCGAAGAACTCGTCGAGACCGTCATTGACGAACTTCAGCAGATCCTCGTTCGAGGTGCGGTAGCTGTCCGATTCGGTGTCGTTCAGCGTGATCCGCGCCGAAGTGATGACATCGGTCGTTGTCGGCTGCGCCATTGCCGCTTACCGCCCGCGCCCGTAGCCCGGGAGCCCCGCACGCAGCTCGCGCTGCACATGGGCAATCTGGACTTCCTTCGTGGCGCTCTCCGGCGGCCGATGACCGAGGTAGCGCATCGAGGTCGCCGCGATCTGGTCCTTCGTCATGCCGCTGAGATTGAGGTGCGGCGGCAGGTAGATCGACTCGTCCTGCTCGACCACCTCGTTGTCCTCGTAGCGGCTGCGATGGCGCTCCGGCGCCATGACGCGATTCTCCTGCGGGATCGGCTGCTCATCGATCTGCGCGACGGCCTCGACGATCGTCTTCGCCTGCTCCGGCGTCGCCTCTTGCGGCGCTACCTTCTTGCTGCTTGCTTTTTTGCCCATCCGGGACTCCATCAAAAAGGGCCAACCCCTCGCGAGGCTGGCCCGTACTACGGTTTGCGACAGCGACGCTTACTTCGCGCCTACCCCTTCGCCGAACACGACGGCGTGAATCGTCTTGGCAGCCGCCATCGCGTTCGATGCGGTCGTGACCACAATGTCGAGATACCAATCCTTCTGGATCTCCACCGGAGCCGAGGCCGCGAGATCGCTGCCCGCCGCACCGGATGCCGCGTTGAAGGTCGTCAGCGCCGAGCCGAACAGATCGTCATCGGCGCCGGAACTGCCGTCAGCATGCGAGTAACCGACCTTGGCCCGCAGCGCGTCCGTGCCGGTGTCCAGCTCGCCGTGCACGAACTTCACGTGCGAAGGCTTGAAGCCCGCAGGGAACGGACCGAAGCGAATGATGTCGGCCAGCAAGACCGCCGTGGCGATGGCGACCGACTGGGACACGATCGTCATACCGTTGCCCCTTCCGGTCGAGCGCGGGGTTTCTACGGAAATACCTTTGAGAGTTGCCATGTTTGAAGCTCCTGAGAATGAGGAAGGTGAGCCGGAGGACGGCTAGGCCGCCCTCACGGGTCGATCGCTTACAGCTTGACTGCTACGTCCAGGGCGAGGACGCCGTGGTCGGTCGGGATCTTGCTGCCGTCCGGCTGGGGCACGTCGAAACGCAGCTTCGCCTTGCCGCCCATCATCTCGGTGGCGATCTCGAGGCCGCGGTTGAAGTTGTACTTCCGCTCCAGCCACGTGTAGTGGTAGTCGCTCGACTGGCTGCGACCGTAGGTGTTGGCAAGCGCCTGCGCGCCGAGGAGCAGACAGCGCTCGACAGCATGCGTGGTCGACAAGCCGGCGGCGATCGTCACATCGGTCTCGGTGGCCGTCGCTTCGTTGGCCGCCGTGATGTGCTTGGTCGTCGTGCTTGCCGCGAACCGCACCCAGAAGTCATTCACCTTCTTGACCAGGATGCCGTTCCACATGCCCACCTCGCCACGGAACAGCGGATGCTTGGAGCCGTAGGAGGCGCGGTTCCATGCGTTCTGCTGGAAGGTGCGCAGGTTTGACCCCGACGCAGTCTTGAGCGAGTCGAAGACGCGAGGCGGGCAGAGCAGCACCCACATCGGATCGTCGTTGGCCGCGTCGTCGTCCGCGATCTTGACGGGCTGCATGGGCAGCTCCATCTCGTCGAGGATCAGGCGCAGCGCGTCCAGCACGTCGAGCTTCATGACGTCGGCCGTCGCGATCGACGCCAGTTGCGCGCCGCCTTTGGTGACGCCAGTACCCGAACCCGACACGACGTAGTGACGGTTGTAGGTCGGCGCCTTCACCGAGTTGACGACGATTTCGGCGAAGTCGGCATCGGTGTCGAGCGGGATCGGCCAGGTCTGGTAGTTCAGTTGACCGCGAGCGCCAGCCAGGTGGATGTGGCAGAGCTGAGATTCCAGCCGAGCCATGTAGCCGGCCGCGTTCGCCAGCGCCAAACCGCGCAGCTGGTGCCGAGTGCGCTGCTGGCTCATCTTGCCGCCGGCATCGATCGGCTTCGTCGCCAGGTCGATCTTGACGTCCATCGAGCTGAAGGAGAGCTTTTCGCCCTTACCCTCGGCATCGCGGTCGCCCATGATCGGCTTGCCGCTGGTGATGTTCACGCAGTCGACGCTGACGGTGTCGCCGGCGGTACGCGCGAGATCCTGCACGCGGACGATCGGCATGTCCGGCGAGGTCTGCAGCTTCAGCTTCTTCTCGGTGTCCGACTGAGAAGGGGCCGGGCCCGTCAGGTTCTTCATTGCCGACGGGGTCTTTTGCGTTTGAACGAACAGCGCCACGCTGTACTGCTTGATGGCAACGCTGTCGCCATTTCGAACGGCTGTCTGAGCCATGATTCAGTTCTCCGTAGAGTCGAAAAACAAAAAGCCCCGGGGCCGTTGCGGGCCACGAGGCTCGTGGGGAGGGTTGAGGTTTTCCGACGGTGCTTCGGAGGACAGTGCCGCTGCTGCTCGACTACCCGACTCGGGCAAGGATCTCGTTCATCTTTTTCGGATCGTCCATCAGACGCTCCAGCTGAACGGGGTCCATGCTGTCGAAGGGATCATCGTTGGCACTGCGCGGCAATCCACCGCCGGGAAGATCGGAGAGCGTGTTGGGGCGGAATTCATCGCCCACCTCACGCGTCCGCGCTTCGGCTGCCGCTTTGACTTGAGTGATCGTCTGGTACTCGGTAGGCAGCGGTATCGGCCCAGTTTCGAGCTCGACGCGCTTGATGGCTGCGGTGAAACGATCGGCATACGACTTGTCCCGCCATGCCGGCTGGGTGCGCAGAAACTTGTCCTCGGCGGCGATCCGGTCCCAAAGCTCCTTGCTCTTCGGGTCCTTCTCGTAGGTGTCGTCGAGGTATCGAAGCGTCGGGTTGTTCTCCACCGCCTCGGCCGCTTGCTCCTGTGCTGTCGCCTGCGTGCGCTGCTGCTCCGCACGCTCTCGCGCTTGTGCCTGCTCGACATAGCCGCCGAACTTCGCGACCTTGGTCATCAGCGAGCGCAGGACGGTGGCTTGGGCGGTGGTGTTCGCCGCCAGCTCTTCGAGCCCTTCGTCTGCGTACGCTTTGGCCTTGGCCTCGAGGTCTTCGACCATCTTCATGTCGGCCGCGAGATCGCCAGTGCTGGCTGCGCCCTTGTCGTCACCGTCGCCAGGTTGATGCTCCTCGGTTTGCTTGCCCGCCTTGAATGCGGCGAGCTGCTCCTCGAGGGCCTTCGCCCGGTTCTCGGCTTCGGCGTGTGCGCGCCGCAACTCCTGGTGCTTCTCGTACGGCAGGAAATGCTTGCCGTCCTTGAGTAGCACCCCGGCCGGCTCTTCGCCGGTGGCTGCCGTCTTGCCTTCGCCTTCACCCTTGCCCGAGGTCTCGGTTGCGGTCAACGACTCCGCTTGAGGCTTGTCGCCCTTGTCGGTAGTGGTGCCGTCATCGACCAGTTCATCGTGATCGTTGGTGTCCTCGCCGATCTCTGCTTCGATACGAGAAACCACGTCTGCGATCTTGGCCGGTCCGTCACCATCGAGTCCAAGGCTCTTGATGATTGCGTCGGCTTCCGCCTGTGCTGCCATGCCATCTGCTTCGTTGCTCAAGTCACTACTCCTTCACTTCGGTCAGCGGCCCCGTGTCGCTGGGGCGGCGAAAAGAAAAAGCCCGCGGACTCTTTCGAATCACGCGGGCTTTCTCCGCTGGATGCCGGAATCAGTCCGGCGGCACACCCTTATGGCCGGGTGCGGGCCAAAGTCGTTATGTGATCGGGCGCGCTTCGGTGCGCGGCACGATGCGCTGCACTGGCAGCGCCATGAGGTCGATCTGCCTGGCCGGCCGCGTCGAGCGGTACGCGTGAGCGATCGATGACGCGATCTGTCGCGGCATGAGGTAAGTCACTTCGACGGTGCGGGCGACGAGGCTCATACCGCCCTCGTCAACGCCACGCTGCGCGGCGCTTCGTAGTTGTAAGCGCCGATGGTCGGATTGAT